AGAATTAAACCAAAAGAAGAAAAGTTCTAATGAAAAAATATTGCAGGAAATTACTATTTTTAGTGAAGAACATTATAAAAAATTAGCTTTAATTATAGAAGAGCAAAACAGAAATTTTGCAGAAAAGGAGGAGGAATTGAAGAAAAAATATGAATTAACCATAAAAAGTTTAAAAAAGGACGCAGATATCATAAAGAGTCAAATTATAGAATTAAATCAAGAAGAAGAGTTTCTCAGAAAAAGAAACGAAGAATTTTTAATAAAAATTGATGAAGACTGTGAAGAACTTAGAAAACAAAGAACAAAAGAAATAGAAGAATCTTTATTGAGTGTTGGACTTAAATTGATTAGCGAAGAGGAATTTTTACAAAACAGAATTTTACAAAATAATTATGAAATTGATAATTGCATGAAATTATGTGTACTAGAAAATATTGAAGAAATTAAAAATCTCAAAAAAGAACACGATAAAGAAAAATTTGACTTAGAGGCCAAGCATAAGTCTTTAATTAGCGAACTAGTAGCTAATCATGAAAACTTCATTATGCAAAATAAAAATAGGGAGGATGAGTTGAATAATAACTTCAAAGGAACCATAGAGAAGATGAAAATAGAAATAGAAGAACTAAAAAAACTGAAAGTAGATGAACTAAACTATGAAATTTCAGTAGAAAGAGAAGATTCCAAAACAAAACTATTAGAAGAATTAAAAAGAGATAAGAAAGTTCTTCAAGAAGAGTTTGATAATTTTAATAGAGAAATAGCAGAAAAAACAAGATTAATTGTATTAGAAATGGAAAAATACAAAAAAGATGAGAATGAAAAGACTAAAAAATTAATACAAGAATATGCTGAAAAATGTAAGGTTATTGCAGATGAAAAGGCAGAAAAATATTTTCTCCGACAACAGGAGATCAAAGACAAAAAAATACAAGAATATGAATCTAGCAAATCAATTGAAATCAGTAACAATTTACAACATTATCAAAAACTTCACGATGAATATTTGACAGACTATATCATGAATATTGAAAATAAAATGAAAGATGAATATAGTAAATTAAGAATTGAACAGGAAAATGCAATTAAATCGTGGAATCTTCAGTATAAGAATGAACAGTTAAAACTAGATAATCTTCGTGTTGAAAAGAATGAATTCCTCAAATTATTTTCTGAGAATACAAACTTGGCAATTGCAGATTCAAATCAAAAGATAAAGGAAAACATTGAAATTTTTAATTCGGACTATACTAATAAACTTGTAAAACTAAAAGAAAAACTAGAAGGTGATAAAGTTAAAACTCTGCTCCAATATCAAGAATTTTATGCTAAAGAAACAGAAAAACTTCAAAAACAAATTAAAGAAAAAACACTAGAATTTGAACGGAAAGAAAAGGAACATGATAACGAACTTATGAAAATTTATTCTAATAAGAAATCAGAAATTGAATCTCAAATAGAGACACTGCGATCAGAAAGTTTGATTAAAATGATTAGTGAAACTAATGAAAAAAGAGAATTATTAAATTGTGAACTAGATGATGAGCTAAAAACATTCAGAGAAACACAAATTACCGATATACGAAAGGAAATCGAAACTAATGCAATGAACAATTTCGAAAAAATTTTGAATGACCGTGATGTTGAAGATTTAAAAGCCCGCGAAGATGAGCGTCGTCAATTCAAAGAATATATTGAAAATTTACGTCAAACAGAAATAGAAAACATACAAAAATCAAAGGAAGCAACTATAGGCCGTTTAGATTCTCGTATAACTGAAATGCGAAAGGAACTATTTGAACTTGAAAAGGTAAGAATTGCTAAGGAATAAAAGTTATTTAAAAAAAATTAATGTTGGAGTTTTCCACTATTAATTTTTTATTTTAGATTACTTTTTACTTAGGATCAACTATGCTAAGCTACTTAGTTGCTGTATGCTAGACCACCCATACCAGACATCACGCGGAGCACATTGTAGTTGAGTGCATACACGCGGACCTGGGCAGTGCGCTGGGAAGCAACTGTGTTGATGGACACCGTCAGCTGTAGAGTGGCCTTGTCGATACGCGAGAAGTTGCACGTGCCAGAAGGCTGGTGCTCCTCAGGACGTAGAGCAAAGGAGTAGCAGTTGATACCGATGCTAGGGCATCTGCTGTGGTGCTGGTAGGGCTGCACCTTGTCGAAGTAGGAACCCTCACGCTCAGAGATACGATCCTGGCCGTTGAGCTGTAGCTTGGCAACCTCCACGGGGTTCTTTCCAGAGCATACAACACCCGTGGCAAGGATGATCTTAATGAGGAGGTAAGAAAGAGTGCCACCAGAACCATTCGACGGCGTACCATCGCCCACGCCAGTGTCCTGGTAACCGGCATCACTAGCGTCACCATTGTTTAGATCGTTAATGATCTGCTGATCAGAGCTCCAGTCATCAGAGTAGTTGAAGGGCTGCTGGCCACCATAGAGAGAGTCACCAGTGCCAGAGCAGTCAACGAAGGAGTCGCGCTGGACTACCCAGAATAGCTCCTTAACGGGGTGGTTAAAGTTGAGCTGAACCTTGTTGGACGAGCTCGTGATAGACTCGGCACCCGTAAACTGAACCTGCTCGATGAGGTACTCGTGGCTCTGCTGGGCAAAACGACGGCGCTCCTCCGTGTCCAGATACACATAGTCAACATAGAGAGAGGCACCAGCAAGAGACTTAGCGCTTGCAGTCACGGGGCACACACAGTTCTGCCACGTCTCAAAGTCAATGTTAATGCGAACCTCGTGGTACTGAAGAGCAATCAGAGGAATGGCTGAACCCGCATTACGGCAGAACCAGAACTGAAGAGGTACATAGAGCGTCTTGGCAGGAGTGCCCTTGTAAGGCCTGCAAGAATCGGTCACTTCATCACCAGAACAGGCTCCACTTAGATCGACACCATCGGTTCTTGTTTTCTTGACAACTAGATCTGCGGTGTGACCAATCATTGAATTGAGAGCGCCAATGCACCCACCATCGGTTGCAAGCTGGGTCCAAATTTGCATCCAATCACCATACTGGCGATCCACACGCTGGCCACCAATCTCAACCTCGCACTGCTTGATCAGACGGTGACCAATGTAGTCAACCCAGCGAAAGTTATCTACGTTGTAGGCGGTGGATGACTTTAGATCTACCTCGGGAAGCACAAGCTGTACATAGGCGCGGTGCATTAGATCAGCATTACGATTAATCACTGCAGTTACGTGCTTATTGAAATCGGCCTGGCCGTTGAACGTCACCTCAATAGGCTCAGTGGCGAAGTTGGTATGGCGCTTGTAAAGAACCTTCCAGAAGGTAATCTGGGGATTACCGGAGATATAGATATCCTGTGCGCCATAAGACACAAGTTGCATTAAACCACCACCCATTTTATGTTTATGCTATACTGCAACAAAAAATTTTGAATAGACAAATGAACGTCTGGCTTTTTCCGACCTTGAACCCTCTCATAAATACGTTCTTACGGTCAATAGTGCTTATTTTGGTAATGTTTTTTGGGTTTAAAACATCATTCTATACTGCGTATTGGGGAGCTATAATTCATGATACTATCTCCTTAGTTGCAATACGCGATTTAGTGTAAAGCGATGCTTTCAAACATTTTTGTCAAATCATCATCATCGGTTACCCAAGACACAAGCGCTAGAATATGTTTGTTCAACTGAAGGAAGAGACCAACTGTAAATGTATGAGTCCTCATAACTTCAATATACAAATATGACATCATAATCTCCGTTTCCTCTGCTATTTTTCTAAATTTTGGGTCTTGTATCTCCGGGTTCACCTTTGTAAAATCCTCGAAACACTCTCGATACAATGTTATCCTATCCTTATTCTCCTCCATCCAATCCTCGGTAATGTGTCCATTGCTTTCGAGGAATGAAATTGTATTCATGAGAATTGTGTAATTTTTATATTTGCGGTTGTCATCCCAGGTTTCCATTAATTCTGGTGCATCCATGATTACTGATTAATATTTTGAACAGAACAAATCCATTTTATACCTTTACGAATGATCCCATAACCCAAATAAATACAGCAGCACCTATCTGCGCAATAGTATATGACAATGCCTTAGACTTTCCAATCTTACCACTGGCAAGTGCCCATGCAGTGACTGCTGGGTTAAAATGACCTCCAGAAATTTTTCCGCCCAGAGCTATTGCTACCGCCAACGCTGCGACAATAAGTAGTGGTGTTCCTGTGAATGCAACAGCTCCTATAAGTAAGCTTGTGCCAAGGAATTCAACAAATACCGGACTATACATTCTTTACAATTAATAATAGAAATGAAATACTTACTTCAAAAAGGTTTTCGAGGGTTTGGTGATAGGTTAGAACATTTATTTTATTGTATAAGAATCGCACTAGAAATGAAAAGAAAAATATACGTTGACTGGAATGATCATTATTGGAATCACAATGGTGAAAATTTTTATACTTACTTTGAATTATTAGACGTTGGAGTTTCAAAAATTGAAAATTTAGAAAATTTAAGTATTTATCCGAAATTTTGGAAAGAAATAATTAATAAACCCCTAGTACAGGGAGATTTTTATACAAAGTCGAGGAAAAGTTGTAGCGTAAATCGGATAAATTTTATTCTCAAAAAATTTCCCACTGAAGATGTAATTGTTTATCCTGCATCTACCCGAGGTAGACCAGAAAATTTAGAGTTCATTGCAAATGTTTTTAGAGTAAAAGATTCACGAATTATAAATAGAATTAATGAACTAAATCAACATTTTAATCTTTCAACATGCATTGGGGTACATCTACGAGGAACTGACAGACGTAGAGAAAATCATTTTTTTGATAGTTTTTTAACGAAATTTCGAGTGATGGTAAATCATACGTTAAAGAATGCGCAAATAATATGTGTAACTGATGATGTTGAATATTTTAACAAATTCAAGCAAGAATTTCCGCGAGCAGTATTGCTTACTAAATTAATAGTAACCAGAAAAAACAATGGTTCTCACGTAATACCGGCAGAAGATTTAGAGTTTTCAAAGGATGAATTAAATGTTGATTTGATTGTTGACTTTTTTACATTAGCATCGTGTAAAATATCATTTTCAACTCGTGAAGACAGTTGTTTTCATAATAATGCTGTAAAATTAAGACCCTATGTAAAAACGATCTTAGGAAATGGATAAGAATAGATACAAAATATTATAATTAATGGCACTAACAATTAATGGCTATCGCATTGCAAAAAATACAATTGAGAATATTCATCATATTCGTGGAATATTAACCGTGAAACCGTATATTCCTTCGGTATTTGTCAAACCTCAGTATG